ATTGACTAAAGTTTCGTCTATACGAATCCTTTTTAATTCAGTCTCCAACGATTGAATTTTTGAATCCTTTTTTGATACTGTTTCCTTCAGAACTTTATCAAACTCGCCACGTTGTTTAGCGATTTCAAGTTCCTTTTCTTTTTTTTCTTGAAGTAACTTTTTAGCTTCTTCAATATCTATTCCATCAAGTTTATTAGAAACAGATTTTTTATATCTGTCTAATCTTCTTTGAACTATTTGCTCTAACTGATCGGCAGTAAAGAGTTTGTTCTCGGTTTCTTGATTGTTAGAAACTTCTACTCCAGCTTTTTCCTGAGATGCTGTATTCTCAACCGACTCTTGTTTTACTTGGTCGTTCATTGTTTGTTCTCCTTCTATATGTTTATTATTGTCAATTATCAAGGAAATTGTAAAAATGCAACAGTATGTTGCTAAAATGTTCTAATCTATTGTGTATTCAAAAGTACCATCATCTTTAACAGTACCCCAATCAGGATTTACTGGTTGCCAATGATGCCTACAATTATATCCACCTCTATCTATAAATGGGTCGCTACCAGATTTACCTTGCCAATCTTGTTGCCATAGTTCTCTAGCTTCTTCTTCAGTAAATATTTTGTTTACGTGTTCAACGCAGAAATCTCTACTATCTCTAATGATAGTTCCATAATAAATATAACTAGTTAATCCTACTTCATCTGCTCTAAACTTTGCAAACTGTCCATCAAATCCCATTAAAGCATCTTGAACTATTTGACCTGAATAGACTGCTAAGTTTGCACCAGTAACAGTAGAACCATAAGTTTGTTTAAGTTCATCTACTGCTGTTTTAAAATCTTCTGTATTTGTTTTACCAGCTATTCTTTGTTTCTGTACGAAGTCCACAAGTTCTTGTCTTTTTCTGTCATCAGATTGTTGGTAGATTCCATTAATCTTATCTCTAACTGTTTGTACTACTTCCTGAAATGGTTTGCCTACTAATGTAGATTGATAAATTTCTTGTGCTAATGTGTTAGTAAATTCAGTTGCTAGATTTTGAAACTGTGTAAATGCAATCTTCTTTAACTGTTGTATAGTAACTAAATCAGCTTCAGTAATTTGTTTAAACTCATTTGGTATTGGAAGCTTTCCATAAGTTGCTACAATAGTTCCTGCAATCTTATCGTAATCATTTATGAATGTTTGTACTCTTGTTAAATATAGTTCTTCTATTGCTTGTTGTAGTTTTGGTCTTATCTCAATAGCAAGTCTTGTATTGAATAAAGCACCATCTTGAATAGGAAGTTCTGATATTGTTGCTACTACTCTTTGCTCTAAGGTTCTTAAAGTATCGTTTAATAATCTTTGATGTTGTGCTTCTAAATTATTTACTGCTTTTTCTCTTATGCTTTGAAGTTGCTGTAATAAATCTTGTGCCACATTAAATTGTAGGTAATGTTATTGGTTGTGGTTGAAACTCTCCAAGTGCCTGAGTATTGGTATCAATCTCTTGATCTATTACTGCAAGTGTTTCATTATTATCAATTACAGTTCTAGCTATTTGTTTATCTAGTTCTTTAGTGAATGTAGTTGATTTAATGTTAGAAGCTTTTGCTTGTTGTAATAATTCTAAATCAGTTGCCCAATCTCTAATGTCAAATGTAGTTGGGTACATAATCTCTCCATCAAATACTGTCTCTTGCCATAATGCAAATAGTCTCCAAATTTGTTCTTCAGCTAATTCCATAAGTTTAGATTTTTGTGCAAGTCTAGCATTTAATAATTGAAACTCAGTTCTTAATGCGATACCAGATTGTATTCTCTCTCCAGTTGCTCTAATAGAACCTACATGAGATAATCTATTGATTGCTTCTACTTTGTGCATGATTGATTTAATTACACCATCTAAATTACTTCCACTTGGTTGTAAGATATAAGGTTTTAAATTAGCATCAATGTTATCAGGAATTTCTATAATAGAACCTGCACCACCAACAGCTTCAGTATCTCTAGTTTTAACTAAGCTTGGGTGATTTGATATTCTAATAATTTGTTCAATCTCAGATAGTTCATTGTAAATAGATTTTTGTAAGTCAGCTATGTCAGTTAAATCAGAAACTCCTAAACCTCTCATAGGTGATCTTTGATTGTATAAAATAACAGCAGGAATTTTGCCAATAGGATTAGGAACTGACTCTATTAGTTTTGGTTCGTCTCTATTTGCAGTTGGTAAGAATACTGTATCAATTCTATCTTCATACCAAATCTTATAAACTTCTTTGTCATCTTCTATTGATTCTCTAATCTTTAAATATTCTAAGTAGTAATATCCTTGTGGTGATCTTGTGTACTTCCAGTCTAATACGTTCTCAGGTGTGTAGATGTTTAGGTATGGTCTAATTCCTTGTTCTAATTCTTCTCCACGTGTCATTACATTCGTAGATGGTTTGTCCACGATAATCCAACAATGTCCATAAACAGAAGCATAGTTTTGTACTTCTCTCATTAGAGCATCAAATGTTCTACCTTCATAATCTGCATCATCTAAGAATTGATCTACTGATGGGTCGTCTTGTAATGTTCCAAGTTCTCTAGTTGGTGGAACTCTAAATAGGAATGATGAATAAATGTCTATTACGTTTCTAGCATGATTGTCTAATGGTGTGTAAGCAAGTCTTTTAAAATATTCTGATTCTAATTCTAATTGGTATTCTTGTAGGAACTTTCCATCTTGATATTCTTTGCCACCTAAATATGATCTGATGTAATATTCCCATCTTGGCATCATACCTTTGTATTGTGTGTGTTGCTGTTCTATATCTTTTCTTGTGTATGCCATTATGAAAATCTTTTAGGTTCTGATTTTGGTAAGTTTGAAGTAATTGGAAATATGTATTCTATTGCGTAACCTAATGCGTCAGTCATGTGATCGTAGCCATTGTTCTTTTCAGGTTGATTTGTACCTTCTTTGTAAACTTGTTTCATTAAGCTATTAATTAGTGTTTTGCAAGAAGGATTAATAAAAATACTTCTCTTACCATCAAATGCTTTTAGTTTACTGTTCACAGCATTAACTCTATCTCTAACTAAAGCATGAGTAAATTTAGCTTTAACATTTAAACCAGCATTTTGCAAGATAGTAAGATCAGTTCTACCACCAGCAGAAGTTTTACGTTGTCTTGATGCTGGGTCAGGATAAACAATCATTTTATTTTTGTTATACCTAGATAATAATTCATCAATAAATTCGTCAGTATTAGAACTATAAATAACTATCTCATCAAATACATAAGCGATACCATTCTTAACATGGAATAGACAAGCTGACATTGGGTCTATGTTAAAGTCCAAGCCAATATGAATGATGGCATCTTTATCGTACTTACATTCTTGGACATTTTGTTCTCTATCAAAGTTGTAATAAACAACTCCTGAGTATGTTTCAAAACTAGCAAGATACTCCTGTCTAAAGGTTCTCTCGTCTAAATCTCGTTTAGCTTGTTCTATTTCTTCTGCATCAACTTGACCACCATCTAATGTTGTGTACTTAAATGATTTCCATTCTGGGTCATCTCCTAAACCCTTCTGGTATATCTCATAAGACCAATTACCAAATCCTCTAGGTGTTCCTATAAATAATACATTACCAGTAACGTGCTTATCTGAGATTGTTGGTCGCAAGACTTCTGTCCAAGCTTCTACTGGAATATCTGCATATTCATCAAGCAATAGGAAATCTAATCCAACTCCTCGTAAATTATCAGGAGATTTGTCAGCACCTTTTAAACTAATCTGTGAACCATTCCTAAGCACTAAAGATAATTCTGTTTCATTAGCATATTTAATCCATCTTTTTTCTACTACTAATCTTTTAAGTTGTTTCCACATAATCTCTTTAGACATTCTGTAAGTTGGTGCTACATAGAATATCTTTGAGTTAGGTTTTCTACTTGCAAACCTTAATAGTTCATACATGGCTAAGTGTGTTTTGCCGAATCTTCTGCCAGTAATTAAAACTCTAAATCTTTTTGGACAAGTATATACGTCTAGTTGTGGTTTACTAAATGGCATTTATAATTCCTCTTTGAAGTAACTTTGTAATAACATCTTCTTCTAACTTAACATCATGGTTATATCCTTTAGAAGTTCCAATGTGTTGTACTTCTTCCATTGTATATCTATTCTTAGTTTTAAAGAAATCAAATGCTGTAATAGTTACTTTGCATTGACAATGATTGAGTAGCCAATAGATTGCTACAAAGCCAGTCGTTGGTCTATAATAGTTATACCTAATTGTCATTTGATTGTATTCAAACACATTCCATAACCAAGCTTTTTTCTTAACCCAGTCAGGCATACGTTCTGCTCTCTTACCATCTTTTTCAAAGTTAAGTCTTACAATGCAACGTATATCAGGAATCTCTTTGAGCATATTATGTCCCTCGTACACTAGATTGTTAATCCATACATCACATGGTTTATCTTGAACTCCAAGATTCATTCTAACTATTGAATTGTATTTAGAATAATCAATCTGGTTTATCTTCTCACCATTACCTATGAGTAAAACATTCTTGCCTTTAAAGTATTCGTAAGGATTAAACATTTCTAATTACTGCTGTGTTTGGTGTTAAGTGTTTGTGCATTTCAATCGTATGTGGTTTGTGCAGGAAGTTAAATGACTGAACTATATCTGCATCATGTATTACAACTGTATCTGTGTGCTTTAGAATATGATTAAGATGTTTAATTCTATCTTTAACTAATTGTTCGTGATCTAATAAGCACATTCCAAACCTTTGTGTTAATGGTATTTCTTTTGCAAAATCTATTTGTATTTGCTGATAATGTGAACCGATTAAATAGTCAAATCTTCTAGCCCAGTTAATCTCTTGGACAAATGATATTAATTTAATTCTTTTAGCTTTTGCTATCTCAACTAATAATGGTGTAGAATAATAACCACAACCAGTTTCCATTATATCTTCGTTAGACTTTAAAGCTTCTCTTACAAGTATCTGTTGGTGTGTTGCGTAAATGTCTATGAATTGTTTTTCTTCCACCATATATTTAGAAATATCTGTAATGCCCTGATTATCAGTTGTTAATAAATAATCAACTTTAGATAGTTTGTTCTGTTTAAAAGTATTCCAAATACTTGTGCCTACTCTTACTGCTCTATCTAAGTTTGTGTAGATTAAACAGTCTATATGCGTGTAACCTTTATCAATAGCTGTCTTTAGTCTTTTGTTGCCGAATATGCAGATCAAATAATCACTAGCCCAAAGTATTAAAGGATTAAATAGATTATCAATCTCAGGTAATGTTTTTAATCTGCGTTTAGCTAGATTATCATTCAGGTATAAGTTATCTCGTTCTGATCTTACTTTGAGACTAAGCCAATTATGTTTGTCAAATTGATTTGAATACTTAATGAACTTAATTGGTACTGAGACTATGTTTGGATTCCTGCATTGACTCACGAATCTTTTTTCTAATAATTTCTTTTCCATCTTCTCCAGTCCAATGTATTGTTTTAGCTATATCATTATTCTTGCCTAATCTTAAACCATGATAATTGTCAGGTAATCTATTGATCTTAAACTCATGTGCTACTTTGTTAAATGCTTCTTGATCTGATCGTTCTTGTCTCATCTCGCATCTGTCAAACCATTTGTCTAATACCTTCTTATCTTTGATACCTACAATACCAGTTTGCCATCTGTCAGTTCTAACTGCATGATCTTTAGATAGTAGGTAATCATCTTTAATCATATCAAACATATCAGATATATCTTCTTTGATTTCTATGTCGCAATCTAACCAGATTATTTGTGTTGCAGGAACTTGCATTATAGCTTTAGGTTTATAGAACCAAGTTCTATCATCTGTTGCAACCATAAGTTCGTTTGGATATTTTTTAAGCATACCAAAGTTAGCTATGTATAATGGAATCTTAATATGCTTGTGATAACCTTCTAAGAACCAATCTAGTATGTCTATGAAGTCTCTATTAGCACCAGTTACAAAAGCTTTCATAATTGTATCTTAACTGTATTCGTATAAATATTAAACCAATCTTTTGAGTAATCGCAGTTCTCATACTTTTCAAAGTAACAACCACCTTCTGTAAAGTGTATGTTTTTAGCTTTAGGATTGTATGGATATTCGCCAACTAACCAATTCCATTCTAAAGGTAAACCACCAACCTTATCAGTCCATTTGAATTGATGAAGTTCTAACCCTGATGCAGTATCTACATATTCTTTTGTAAGCTGTTTGCATTTATCTGTATTCATTAGCATTAAACTAGACCAGTTCTTTTTTTCATAGACAGTTTGTATTTGATTGCCGAACTTAGATAAATGCTTTGGAATGTAATCATGCTGACAAACCATAACTGCATAATCATCATTTCTTAAATCCCATAACTCTTTGATGTCAGAAGTAAACAGCATATCGCAGTCTAAAAATAATGCCCAACCTTTGTAATCCATAAGGTAAGGAACTATAAATCTACTAAATGAGAACTCGGTAGATGATAAACTGTTTCTTGGTCTTGTGAATGAGTCTTTTAGGTTTGGTAGGTATAGTGGTGTAAATCTAACTGGTACTGAACTATGTCTTAGTATGCTCTCAACTAGTATATGATAAGCTATTTTCTCTTTGCTATCATAACCAATAAAGACATTAATCATTGTCTCTTAGTTTTTTTAACTCTATTTCTTTGATCTGAAGTTCCTCGTTTAATCTGTCTATTTCTTTTTTAAGTTCGTAAATAATTATTTCAAGATCGTTAGACCCTCGTTGCTTCTTATCAATCATGCTTCTTGGTTTTTTTCTTCCACACATTTGTACATCAAATCCTTATATATAATACCTTGTTCGTTTAAAGTTTCTATAATTAATTCGCCTTGTTTCTCGCCGAATCTATTACAATCTTCTAAATTCTTGAAGGTTCTACCATCTTCCATCTTTAAAAATATGGGTCTATACTCCTGCCCATTAAAGATCAGCAAGAAGAATACTACAAAGTATTCCACTACTTTTTTTTATTCTGATATGCCCTCAAATATCTTCTGCCTAAAGCTACTGCTTCAGATTTGCTTTTACCTCTATAACCCCAAGCTTCTAAGCTTAGTTTTAATCTAGTCTTACGACCCTTCTCATCAAACAATCTACCTCTAGCACTTCCCATTCTAACTAGGAATGAACCTTTGCGTCTTAGTTGCATTGGCGAACTTGGACGACCTTTAACTGGTGGTCTTAGATTGCTACCAGTTGCACGATTGTATCTTGATCTGCCAGAAGAAGTTAAACCACCTCTAGGGTTCTTGTCAGATTTTCTTAAACTAAATCTTCTCATATTTCTTTGTACTAATACTTATTGGTGCTTGTTTCTTAACTTTTAAATTATGTTTCTTCATAAGTAAATCCACAATACACTTATGACAAGCTTTTATGTGTTGCTCTAACTTGTTAATCATTGGTCTTTTACAGAATATACACTTACTCATTCTTAATTTCTTTTAGTTCAATAACTTCTTTTGGTTCTTCAACAATGTCATAGATCGGTAATGGTACATTGTCATCAGTATTTTGTACTTTGTCAGATTGTCCAAGATAAACTTTACCAAGCCACATAGCCATTATGCTAGAATTTAGTTTAGTAGCTATATCAAATTGTGTTTTTCTGATTGCTTGTTTTGCATTAGCAACCCCAACCTCGTATGCTTCTTGTGCTTGTGGATTTCTATTTATTGTAGATTCTGAGCAACCAATAATTCTGCCTATTTCGGCTTTGCTACACATATAACTAGCCATGTTCTTGATTTGATCTAATATTTTAGGAGTAAATTCAAAATTGGGTCTCCCTATCTTTTTAGAACTGTCTATTACTTGTATCTGCTTATCCATATTAACCGATTGATGTATCGTAATATGCTAATTATTCTTTTTTAAGGGATTTGTAAAGAAACTCTAATAAATCTTGGTTTTGGTAAAGTACATGACATAGTCCATTACCTATTGAATTGCATACAAGTTCTTCTGCTTTTGCAGATAAGTCTAGTTTGTATTCATCATGTATCATGTGGCAGATTTCATGCAGTATTGTGTTTGCCATTTGGATATTGTCTAGTGATTTGTCTAAGGTAAGTGTGTTTGTATCTGAGTCAAATTCGCCAAATATCTTTTTCTTAGATGCTTGTTCTTTGTCTATTAAGTTTAGATTAATAATCCTGCTTCCAAAGGTTATTTTATCTAAGATCATTTTCTTTTAAGTCTTTTGGCTATGTAAAGGTTCTTAACGAAGCTAGATTTCTTGCCGAATTTTTGCCCAGCAGATCGTCTTGCAGATTTATAAGCTTTAGATTTTTTATTAAAGGATTTTGGTTTGCCTAATCCTCTTGGTCTTTTGGTTTCCCAGATTGGTTTTCTCATTTCTTTTTTCTCGGCATCTTTAATGGTTTAGGTTTATAAACTCTATAAGTGCCTTTTACCTTAACTTTGTTTGTATAAAGTTTGTTTAGCGAAGTTGATGTTGTCTCATTTGCCATTGTTTAATCTCTTGTTTCTTAGCTTGTTAAAATGCTTCCAAATAATCTTATCTAAGAACTGGTTAATCTTAATTAGAAACTTTATCATAACTTGCCTTTGTATTTAACTAATATCTGCTTAACATGATTTGCGTATTCTTTACTAGTGCTAAAATTATCTAGTGTATCTGCTAATATCATTGGGTCTTTTGTTCTGCTTCTTACCATTCTAAATTCTGCGTAATGATGATTATTGTTTAATATGTTTATGTAATCTTTAACTGACTGGCATTTAGTTTTGTATGTTTTTACTCTCCAGTTTATTGATGGGTCTTGTTTAAGTGGCAACATTCCATTCTTAGACCATACTCTTATGCCAAATAAATTTCCACCTTCTGTTGCAAATCTTGATGTACCAAAATTACTCTCTACGATTGCTTGTGCTATTATTAATGCTGTTGGGATTTGCTGTTCCTTCCTTATGTCTAGGTTATGAAAAGCAATACATTTCTGCATTGATGATATAAACCTTTCGCTAGACATAGTTTCTACTTTAGGTTCATAAAAAGAACCTATCTTCCTGATTTCTTCAATAGTGCTATTTCTAATTTTTTCTTTGATACTAGGATTCGGAAAAAATGTACCAGCAACAAATACAAAAAATAAGAATAAACAAATAATAGAATAGTCCCATAGTTTTATACTAAGTATATTTGTGTTCATTTAAGGTTTGGGATAACCTTCCAGCTTTACAGCTTATCTTTGATTGAGTTTATTCCTCAGAATCTTCTTCTATATCATCTGAAAAATCTTCGTCCATGTCATCAGAATCGTCATACGTTTCTTCTGATTCCATTTCTTCAAGATGATCTTCTAGCATTTCTCTTAAAGCATCTAGTTCTGTATTGATCTTGTCTTGTGCCTTTTCAAGTTTAGCTATTACCTTTTCTATTTTCATAACCAGTTCTCCTTTTAGTTAATTCAGTCCGAATAAAGATATTTTGTGGTTATGTAAATATATAATTTTTAAAGAACTAAATAGATAATAAAATCAAGAGTTTAATTTGTGAAGCACCCATTTTTCAAAATCTTCTGCGTCAAGTTTTTCACGCATAATTTCAAATTCGTTCTTTTCTTTAGGTTTTTCAATGATCTTGTTTTTTAAGTCTTGCAGGGTAGGTAAGGTAATTTTCTTAGGTAAACCAGTCATACTGCTAAGACTTAACATATTTTTATCTATACTAGTAGTATTAGTAGTAATAGTTGTTGTTCTGTGTTGGAGATTTTGATTTTTTTTATCGTCAGAATGTTGATATTTGTCATATTTTACAATGGTATATATGCTTAAATTTTTGATTAGATTTTGATTTATATTATTAGTTGAAATCAAATGATCTATAATTGTTTTAGTTTTAGTAAAGGTTAATGAAAATTTGTTTGCTAAGTCCCTGATAGCAATAGAAATTTGTCCCCTTTTGAGTTTAATTTTCTTCCTACGATAAACAACTTCACAATCTTTATGAGAAGCATTACTCAATAGATAAATAAATATAGAAGTTTCTAGTTGATTATTAAAATCTTTAGAACTGTAAATCTTCCTATGTAAAGCTATCCAACCATCAGTCATTTTAAATCTTCCTTAACAAGTTCTATAACTTTATTAGTAAATGATTTAAGACCATTCTTTTGGGTATCTTTTACTGATGCGTAAATGCTAAACCAAGACTTTTTATAATCTTTGCCGATCTGAGCAAAAGACTTTTTAGTGATTGATCTAATTACTGCTAGTAAAACTTTATTATGTGGAACTTCAAAGAAGTTAATATCTTTGTATAGTTTCTTATCGCAAAGAATCTTTTTTGTTGATTCTGATATGCTCTCGGTAGTTAAGTTTGCCATTGTATTTACCTTCCATTTTGGCTTGGTTAATTTTCTTACAAGGAGACATGATACTTAATTTCATACTCAATGCAATAGGGTTTATATTAAATTTATAGAAGAAATCAAGTTCTCCAATTTGATGTTGTAGGTTATGGCAAGTAAAACACATTGGAATACAATAAGCATCATCTCTAACTCCTTTACCTACATTACCCAAAGCAGGAATACTGCGTAAATGGCAACATTGGACTTGAGTATTGTTTCCACAAACCACACAAGGAAATGATGCTACAAATCTTCTATGCTTTTCTGAATTGATTATGTTTGCCTTCGGAACTTGCACTATCTTTTTCTTTTTTTAGCTTTTCTTGCAACCGATAAAGCAATCGCAACTGACTGGCTTCTTGATTTGCCAGATTTTAATTCTGCACGAATATTTTTAGCTATTGATTTTTTAGAATAACCTTTAATTAATGGCATTGATTCTCCATAGTTTTACGTGTGGTAGGGAAGGCACTACCACACAATTAGTAGTATTATCAATAATAGAACAAAATAGCAACGAATTATCTTAACTAAGTCATTGATATTAAAAGCATATATCTTCGTGGATAACAACTTATAAGCTTGAAATAAGGATTTCTATAATTATATTATTTCTATATGAAAAATAAAATTCAAGATTATCATATTTCTAAAGGTGCAGATTCGCATTTTTATATTTTAAATAATGGTGATTTTTTTGTTCAAAATTTATCTACTGATTTAGACAAAGCTATTTCTAAAGCTAAAAAAATTACTGGTAAAGATGTTCCAGTTGATATTTGGTTAAGAACTCGTCAATCAGTTTTTCATTATGAAGAAAAACCAAAACAACATAATGCACATATTATTGCTCATCAATCTTATTTAGATTCTTTAATTGATGAAAAACATAGAGCAGAATGTCAAGCTAGAGATTATTTAGGTTCTGTTGGTGATGAATATGAAAAGCAATTAGAACTTATTAAAGAATTTACGTTTGAAGGTGCTTATGGAATTACTTGGTGTTTAAAATTTAAAGATATTAACGACTGGAGATATATATATTTTGGAACTTCTAAAGAAATTGATAATTTCAAAAAAATAGGAGATAAATGTTTAGTTCGTTTTGAAATTAAAAAGCAAGATATTGATAAATACTTAGATAATGATTCAAGATACCCATACAAAATTAATCATATAACAAAAATTAAAGTGTTACACAAAATTCTTGATAACAACTCAGGGATAGTTAATGTATCTGATGATGCGTTAATTAATGCCAACTAAAACAAAAGGGAAAATATGAAAGAAAAAATAACTGTAATAAAAGATAACTTGTCTTTTTCTGAACTACCAGTAGTTCTTCAGCAGTCTTTAATAAATAGTTTAGCTGATGATTTGTTAAGCAGAAACGAATCTGAAAGAGATAAAACTTTGCACCACGATAAAGATAGTGCTTATGCTATGGCTAAACTTCATTATACAGAATGGTCGGATTATAAATATGTTCATTATAACAGTTCTGTTTATGGTTGGGGAGTAAGTGAAATTGGCAAAGAGAGCTGGAGATGAATAAACAATTAAAAAAACTTTTAAAAGCATATCATAGAAAATGGGATTGCTTTGGAAACTTATTAAAATGCAAAAAAAAGAAATAGGAGTGATTTGTTCAATGACTTACTTTGAAATGAAAATGATGGTCGCTGTACTTTCAAGAATCTTATTGGACAATGAAATTAGAGGAGAGCATACAAAGAAACGTATCTTTAATCTAATTTCAAAACTAAATGGTATGCTAACTAAACAAGGATTTAAAAATGCTTGAAATGATAAATGATATGGGTTGGTGGTTTATGTTGGCAGTAATAATAACTTACATTTTATGGAGTATTAAATGACTAGAGAAACTAGAGATGGAATAGGGTTCTTGATTGTGATTGTTTTAGGCACGTCAAGTATAATATTGTTAAATTGGATAATTAATTAACTATGAAACGAATCGTGGATATTGATATACTAAAAGGTTGCTTATCAATTATAAAGAAATTTTTAATTGTTCAGGAGTTCTCAGGTTCTAAGGTATCTAGCTATGACAAAGCTATTTACAACGAACTAAAAAAAATTATAAATAGTAGGAAAAATAATGAACTTTTCAAATAAAGAAAAACTTAGCAAGTCTTTAGGCGATTCTGTTATGCGTGTTAAAATGGAAGAAGCTTTAAAGAAATATAAAGAACGATTAGAGAAACAACAACTGGAGAAGGCAAATGACAAAACTAAAGTCGGATAAACATTACGCAACTGTTATCCTAGAAGAAGCAATAAACAACAGAAGATTCCAAACGTTGATAGAATACATCTTATTCGCTTGGAGAGAAAAGCCGAATCTACGTAAAAGAGAAATATTAAATGCTTTTACGATAGAATACTTAACTAAAAACAAAGGGAAAAAAAATGAAAACATTATTAGGTTTAATACTAATACTATTAATAACTAACTGCTCTACTTATAAACCAGTAGTTGATACTTCTGGCAGAAGTGGGACGTTCCCACATTCTAAAGCAGAAGATATTACAAATGATATTATTCTGTGTGAGAAGTTTGCAGAAAAGACTTTATCAGATAGTCAAGAATTTCAAGCATGGCTAATTGATAATATTTTTCGTCCAGCTTCGTTAGGTGTGGTGTCTAAAGCTGAAGATACTAGAAAAAACTATACTAGAAAATGCCTGATTAATCGTGGGCACTCGTTATTAAATTAAAGGAGAAAATATGAAAACAGTACAACAAGAAATAAATAGATTGCTATTAGAATCAAAAACAAATCGTTATATAACTTCTAATGAAGCACCATACTATTATGATTTGTGTTCAGTTGAAGATAAGAGTATTTCTTTAGATAAATTCTATAAGAAGTTTCCTTATCATAATCCTGATTTCAATTCTAAATACTGGCAGAACCAATATAAAAAATGGAAGGATTTATGGAAACAAAGCACGATATAATAAATAGACTTGCAAGTAATTTAAGATACCTGCGAATCAATACTAAAGTTGAAGTGCCTATGTCAGGTAAAATTAAATATATGAGTCAAAAAGATTTAGCTGAGATGATGGGTATAGGTTGCGAACAGCAAGTAAGTAAGTTTGAATTAGCAACTAATCAGATGTCAGCTAGTCAAGTTTATAAAGTAGCTAAAATATTTGATGTTTCAGTTGATAGTTTGTTTGGCGATTTGACCAAATCAGATTATAAGAAAACAATTAAGTACGATATTTATGCTTGAAGTATTGTTTATAACAATATTATTTATATTACTTCTAGTATTAATTTGTAATAACTAAAAAAAAGGGAACGTAAAATGGAAGAAATAAAATTATACAATGGTCAAGAGACTTTATTCTTTGACCCAGTTGCTCATCAATACTTTTGGAATGAAGAACAGTTGCCTAGTGCTACTGGAATTACAAAACTATTAACTCCAGCTAATGTTATTGGCTTATGGTCAGCTAAAATATGCTCAGAAGAATTTAAGAAGTTAATTAGAGCAGGAGTTAGCTATGATGAAATTGAACTGACTAAGATCGCAGAACAAATTAAAAAAGCACCAAACCAAAATATGTCAGATGCAGGTTCGGTTGGAACACACGTACATAATTTAATTGAAGATTATATTCATAAAGGAATAGTTCCTGAAATTATTAATCCTGAGATTAAAAAGTCATTTGGTAAGTTTAAAGAATGGTACGATAAGCAAGAAGGTTTAGAGATTGTATTTACTGAACGTAAGGTTCTTAGTCGTATTCATAAATTTACTGGTACTCTTGATGCTATATTTAAAAACAAATCAGGAGAGCATATTATTTATGACTGGAAGTCATCATCAGGAATAAGAGATTCTATGTTAGTGCAAATCTATCTTTATAAGATTTGCGTTAAAGAAGAACTTGGGATTGATGTTAAACAAGGTGTGATTGTTAATTGTACCAAGACTGGAAAATTAAATATTAAGGAATTTCCAATAGGAGAAATGCAGGAAGATGTGGCGATTTCCTGCCTAAAAATGTATCGCTACCTAAACCAAAAAGGAGAAAAGTAAATGAACGTACAAGGAGTAGTAAAATACGTTTACGATAATAGACTTACTAAAGATGGAACTCCAAATAAGTTTCCTAATTTTAAGTTTAAAGTAAACGATCAAGAGATAGTTTTATGGTCGGCAATAAAACCTAGTTTCTTAGAAAAGAATAAAACTGTTTCTGTAACTTGTGGTGCATCAAAAAAGAATGGAAGTTTATTCGTTCTTAGTAAGGAAGATAAAACTCCAATGATTCAGGAGTTGCCTACTGGTGCTAATGCAAAACCAGATACTAGCTTTAACCCAGATGAGTTAGAAAAAGAACTAGCTAATGTGGCTAAAGACTTTGATGCTGACTTAACAGTTGAGACTAAAAAGCCATTTTCTAAAGATGAAATGATTTTTTGTATGTCGCTTCTAAAATCAGGTATTGAATCTGGCAAAATAGGTGTTACAAAGGAAGAAATTGATTTGAAAATAAAAGATTACAAGTTTTTATTTCAGATGAATTTTCATAACTAGAAATTTTATGGCAGGTGGTTTATTAAACCTTGTTGGTTTAGTTTCATTTTCCCCCTTTTCCACCTGCCATATCCTTGCTAAATGATTATAAAATATATATAATGTTTATTAGAGAAAAGCTTTTAGATTTAACTGTAAAAGTACTTGAACGATTTACAGATGCTCAAGAAGCTTTAAATAATAAAGAAGGCACTTTAGTTGATGTTAAAATTGTATCTACAAAATTAATTTCCACTAAAGTTAAACTAGAAAATGATGGAGAAAACAAAACATCAAGTTCAGAACCTAAGAGACAGGCATCATAGAGTCTCTATGAAATATTTTGAACTAAAGCATAAAATGGAAAAGGCAAAAAGACTTAAAGATGCTTTAGAAACAAAAGTAGTTTTGAAATTTGAAGAATTACTAGCTTAGGTTAGTAACACAACTATAAACTGTAAAGGAAGGTATGCACGATCTATCTCTAAAGAATCCTGATGAAATAAAAGCTGAACTGGATTCAGTATCAGAACAAATGTCAGAAGCACTATATACTTTTAGACGTTGCGAAGAATTTAAAAAGATTACATTTAGTCAAATAACTCTTACAAAGAAAATAGAAAAGAATTGCTCGGTAGCTGAAGCTGAGAAGTGGGCTTATAGTGATGAGAACTACAAAACAATCATTGAAGGTTTATTAGTTGCTGAAAAGAATTATTCTATTCTTAAAGGCAAGTATGCTAACTTACAAAGCTGGGTTGATCTTTACAGATCATGGCTAGTAACTAATCGTGAACTGAGTAGATAAATGAATGATAAAAAATACATTCCGAACTTTAACCATGAGTCTTATGAAAATCGCACAAAGAATTATCTTAACATTAGTGAAGATCGTTTCGTTCAGTATTGCACTAGTCGTGGCTATTTGTATCGGAAGCTTGGTCTTAATGCTGTTAGCGATTCTCAATCTTTCGCTGAAAGTGTTATTCCTTTGTTTGCCAAACTCCCAACACTTATCAAAAGCTTCCCAGATTACTTCGTTTACGCACCTAAAGAAGCACATAAGCAAGAGCAGTTCTTTGTTGAATTAAAGAACGCAACTTGGGAACAAGGTAAGACTTTAGCTAAGATTAAAGTTAGAGATATAAAAAGATATATTTATTTTGAGCAATCGTTCACAAACTATCACACTAGATTTACTATCTGCTTTCCTTTAGCTGATAAGATTATATTTAAAAGTGTAGATCAAATATTAAAGTTACTGCCAAAGTCGCAACTAAAATGCTTTCCAAATGATAATATAGAATACTTTGAAGTTCAGTTAAATTAGTGAATAGTATTTGAGATATCATCAAAATAATCAAACCAATTACAATCTTCTATCTCCCACTCAACTCCAGTTATTCTTAATTTCTTTACTTGCTTTAATTGTGATAAAAATGAATTAGAATTTACAAATGTTTCATTATCAAAAAAACGACACCAAACAATATCTTCTTTTATGTTATCTGAGTTTACCTTCACATAAGAAATGGAATAGGTAACTAGATAAAAATTATTCATCTTTTTGTGCTGGTCTATTTGCTAAAGTTCTTGCGATAGATTCTCCTGAACGACCAACCACATATCCACCCAAACCTATTTGTAATAATGTCCAAACATCAGTAGGTAAAAGCACCTGAGCATTTATTTTAAATAAGACTAAGATTATTGGACTAATAATAAAATTCCAAATTAGAATAGCAATCAATACATACATTAGTAATGGTCTCCAAGATGCTACAAACCAATTTGATTTAGCTTCAGCTTCAACTATTCTTGCAGTAGCTTTTAGTTCTTCAGTACCAGATTGAAGTAACTGCATATTCAAATCGTTCTTTAATTTTAATGCTAAGTCTTTATCAGTAATAGATTTGTCTATTACTCCAAAAACTTTATTAATAATAGGTGCAAGAGCAGTTATAGCTGGAATCATATTAATCTACTGCACAAATGTTTATTTGACCAGTTCCATCACCTGATTTAATGAAAGCTACTTTATCTCCTGATTTAAATGCAAAGTATTGAACTGAATCTTGTGTACATATAACATCTTCTTCAGTCGCTGTTGGATTTGCCCCAAATGCAACGTGAGCATGAGTTCCTGTAACAGCTATTCTAATAATACCTGATTGAGTTATAATAGCTGATGATTGAGCAGATGTAGCACCAATAGTGTGTGTTTCTGGTGTAAAATCTGGGTCTATTCTTATAATGTCCATATCGTTCTCTAAATGTTCTAAATTTGCCTATTTAAACCCTCAAAATACCCCTAAATTTTAATGGTATAGTAGTTTTTAAGCTGTTTCTCATTATAAAGCTAATATGCTTTAAAATGCGTTTAAATCAGATTTATGCTATTTACTACTTTTAATTGAATCTTTAAGTAGTTCAATATAATGAATTGCTTTATCTAAATCAGCAATTAATCCCTTCTCTCTAAATCTTAAAATATACTTTATGACATTACCTTCACAAAATCCAATATTATTTTTTAATATAAATTCTATTGGTTGAATCTTGTATTTTTTATAGTGGTTTCCACCAACTTGTTTTTTATAAGACTTCATAAACAGTTCTTCCATTTGCTTTGTATGCTCTTAAATACATTTTACGATTACCAGTTTTGTTGTAACTTACATGAACCCACCCTGAATTGATTTCTTCTGGTTTCCAAAATTCTAAAATACATTGGTCAAATTCTAAATGATTAACTATCCAGTCAGCAAGTTCTTTATTAGGAACTCCTAAGACTTCGCAATCAACTGCCATTCCAGTTGTGTGTTGGCTTCTCTCACTTGAACCTATTGCTTTGCATAAAGCAGGAGAACGATAGCCAGAAGTTATTTTTATATCTCCAAAATGATTTACTATTGGATTGATTACTTCGTAGATTAATGTTTGTAAGTTAATTAGGATTTGGTCAGTTGGAGTGTTGTCAATTCCAAGTCTTGTAGCTGTCTCGCTAAACAGTAATTCTTTTAAACTAACTTCCCTACCCATTTTCCTTCTTTGTTAAGTACCATTGGCATAAGTCTTGGAGTAGAATCTATAATCATTCCACAACCCATTAGAAATTTTGTTTTAAAGTTTTTAGAATAAGTAAAAGCCATATTAGTTTGTTGTATTAAGCAACCTACTTGCATAGCAAAAAATAGTGCATCAGGATTAGCCCAGTATTCAATCTTGAACTTAGAATGAAAATGTCCCTGAACACAACTCATTCCATTAATCTGAGATACTTTAGTTACATCAGCAGATATTCCATGAGTAAAAAAACATCTTTGTTTATTAGGAAGTGTTAGTGTTAAGTTATCTACCCAGTTCCATTTTTTAACATTTAAGAACTCGTTATATTCTTTTAGATAACCTCTAGGTATTCCTGATTTAATTGCTCTACGATAAACTAAACTAGAATGATTTGAGTCTAGCAAAGTCATTTCAGGAAATATTGATTCTAATTCTTTTATAAAATCTTTTGCTCTTACAAGTTCATGTCCAGCAGAAGCTAAATCAGGATTGTGGTCATGGAACGATAATGCGTGGCAATCAATCTCATCACCTATGTTTACAATCGTATCTGGCTTGTATTGTTTTTTAATTTCTTTTAAGAACTCAAATGAATCTGGTCTATGATATGGAATATGTAAATCAGAAATAACTAAGATTCTTTTATTCATAAACTAACTAGTAGTTGTATTCGTTTTAATTGGCAATACTTACTTAGCCAAGAAAATAGTTATTAATGCTAAAGACAAAGCACCAAGCCCACAAAGAATAGCCCAGTATAAACTAGTCATTTGTTTTTCTAATTTATAGACTGAAGTTCCTAGTATCTTAACTTCTCGTTTAATTCCTGTAATGTGTCCCCTTAGACTGATTAATTCTTCGTTGGTAGTTCTTGGCATAGTTATCTAAGCATTTGCAACTAGATAGTAAGCAACAACCACCAATCCAAAGTTTGTAAATGCACATTAAATTTTTGTGCATTAATATCAAATTAGTTTGTCAAAATAAAGTTATTTTTTGTATATGTTTTGAACTGTGTCTAAATAGTTCTTCCAAAATGATTTTGCATCTTCAAAAGCATCTGCGTAGAATTTAGTCCAGTAGTTCTTAATGTCAGAATAGTTTAACATTGAGTTCTCCTTTGAGTAAAAGTTATTTTCTTCAGTCGTATATATCATGCAGGATATATAATTGTGCAACGCACAAAATTCAAGACTACTTTATGTTTAAATGTTCTTTTACAGATTCAATAATGTATTTGGCTATCTCAAACTTCCACTCTAAATATAAGCCAAGAACTGTTCCTAAAATGAAAAATGTCATATTATTTTTTATCGCACACAAATTTAATTAAGTCAAAGTCTTTTGTTTTAAGATAATCAATAACTTCAGCAATAGTTTGTTGCCTAATATATTCATCTCTTATTTCTTGTGATGTAGGTTGTGGCAAAGGAGAATCCCATCTGTCTATAATAAATGTTCCTCCAGCAGATGTTAAGTCAAAACTTGCGTTAGGTGCTAAAGACTTCATTACTGTATTAATACCCCAAGAAAAACCATTTTCATTAGTGTATCGTTTTATTGTTGCTTCAATAGATAATTTTCTTACTATCATTTAAATTGTTTGCCAGTTACCCAAGTTACTAAAGAATTTCTTTCTCCTTTTGTTACTGGCATAACTTCGTGCAATACATAAGAAGGAAACATAATTAAAGTTCCTTGTCTTTTATCCATAAGGTTTCCTTTATCTCCATCATATAAATAAAGTTCTCCACCTTCGTATTCTTCAGGATTTGTTAATTGAATAGAAATAGATAATTTTCTAACTGGAATATTTATTGCTCTATCAACATGTTTACCATATTTACCAGATGGTGCTTCATAATTTGTAAATTGAAATCCTTCATTTAATCCAAATAAATCAAATTTAAAAAATCTTTCATTTAGATTTAATGTTATGTCAGTTACTCTACGAAATACCCAATCCATATTATCAATAGGGTATAACCAAGATATTTTAGAATCTCTTACATCTTTTGTATCTCCTTTAGTTTTTCCTTTAACTAAACCTTTGTCTTTTGCTATATTAATAATTGTTTGACATTCTTCTTTTGTAAATGCGTTATTCCAAAATGCGTAAAGATTAATTTGGTCTATTTCAAAATTCCAAGATGAATTTTCAAATTTAGGTTCTTGTATTTTTATTATTTCTGACATTTCCTTCCTTTTTGTTTATTCTTTTGTTTTAATCTCCCAATTTATAATAGATTCATTCCAAGAATAATACTGATTATTTTCTAATTCTTCTGTTGGCATAGAAATTGGTGTTTCCCATTGACAAGTAGATTCATTCAATACCCAAGATTTAAAAGGTTTTGGTGGTATAAAAGCATCTCTATCTTCATCATAAGTATATCCTATACCTGCAAAATTTTTTCTAAAAGGTGTTCCTCCAAATTTATGAACTCCAGCTTGTGTATTATAAGATGTTTGTTTCCAAATTGCCCAACCAGTTAATTTAGTTAAGAAATCAATACCTATTGATTCTTGTTCAACTCCATTAGCATCATGTAATACTTCATTAACTACTGATTGAACTTCAATCACTTTTCCATTTAAACCTATTTTTGCAAAACTAGCCATTATGCTGTGTAACTCCCTGAACCATTAAATTGTAAAATTGTATTACTACCAGATGTTGTAACAGTTGGCGAACCAGTTGTAGTAGATGAGTAACTAGCTGTTGGCATACTTAATATAACAACTCCTTTACCACCATTTCCTCCACCAAATGCATTACCAGCAGGTTGAGTAGTGCTACCACCACCTCCACCACCACCAGTATTAGCTGTGGCATTTGAACCATTATTACCAGCACCAGCAGTACCAGCATTTCCACCTCCACCTGACCCACCTGAACCAGCAGTTCCACCACCAAAAGTACCACCTCCACCTCCACCTGCTCTTGTAACTGAAGAACCAGTTATTGAAGAAGCTGTACCTGCACCACCATCACCACCAACTAATGGAGATTGAGTACCAGTAACACCTACTGCTCCAGCACCACCTCCTCCCCCTGAAGCATCTGATGAACTATTTCCACCATTATTACCTTGACTCGGAGATGTGCTAGGAGTGTTACCAGTTCCACCAGTAAAATTTGGTGCTCCAGCACCTCCTCCTGAACCACCATTTGCTCCATTAATATTTCCTGAACCACCACCTCCTCCTCCAGCAGAAGTGATAGTTGTTAATCCTGAACCTGATATTGAAGAATCTGAACCACTTGGTGCGACTGCTGATGTAGTTCCTGATGGTGCTGATGCTTGACCAGTACCACCATCTCCAACTGTTACTGTAATTACTGTTCCTAATGCAACTGCTTGAGTAGATGTTCTATAACCTCCAGCACCACCTCCTGCTCCAGAACTCCAACCAAAAGTACTAGCAACTCTACCTCCTCCACCTCCCCCAGCAATTACTAAAAAATCTATTGAATAAGGTGGTGGTGATAAAGCATCTGTTCCTTCGTTAATTCCTGATGTTGCTAACCAACCTTGTGTTGAATCTATATAAACTAATGTTGCACCTTCTCTATCACCAGATAATGCTAAATTAGCTGTGCCACTTTCTATTTTATTCCCATTAGGATTTATTGTAAGTGCATTAGTATCAAAAGTTCCTGCGTAATCTACTAAAGCAATTTGTTGTCCAGCAGTTGGTGTTGCAGGTAATGTTACTGTAAATGCAGATGAAGTTGTATTACAAAAATATCCTTCTCCAGCAACAGCAGTAAAACCAGAAGTCTTAACTGAAGATTGCCAAGAAATACCAGAAGCAGGAGTTGCGAATGAAAGTACACCAGAACCATTTGTTGTTAATACTTGTCCATTAGTTCCATCAGTTGCAGGTAAAGTAAAAGTTAAATCAGCACTAATACTAGCTGGTGCTTTTAATGCTACATAGTTAGTTCCATTAGCTGTTGTTTCTCTAAATTGAATTTCTTTTTGATTGTCTATAATTAAATTTACTGTTGATGTAGAAGCTGAATCTGAAAGTGTTAAAACTGTGCCAGTTGCAGTTGTTGATAGACCAGTTATTGAAACTGTACTATCTAACCAATTTACTGTGTTAGCAGAATGGTCAATAGTTGCTAAAGAAATGTCATCAGCACCATCATAATATTTTAAAGTAGGAGAAGTTGCAGTAGTTGTGTCTAACCAAATTTGTCCTGCGACAGCACCAGTCGGTCTTGATGTTCCTGAATGAGTTGTTTGAATTGCTGATAGTGCGTTGTTTAAATCTGAACGAAATGCAGGGAAACCCTGATTCGCAATATTCATATCGTGTTGTGCCATAATCTATCTAATATATTAATCAATAACCTTTTGCAAGGTAGTCAAAAGTTTTACTTACACCAGTTCCACTACTATTTTTGAAAGCTACATCAAAACCATTTATAGTTTTGTTTGTCAGTAAGTAGTAATCACCAGTAGCTAAACCTTGTGCAGTAATACCAACAGCATAGTTAGCAGAATAAAATGGATTTGTAAATGTTACTGTGTATGTACTTGTACCTGAAACAATATCATTTCCACTAAATATTCTATCTGGCATATCAATAGAAACTGATAAAGCACTAATAACTGGAGTAGATGCTAAATCAAATGAACGAAGTGAAACTCTAAATTTATAATATCTAGCTGTATAATCCCCAACAACAAAGTTTCTAAATGAAGTGTAAGTTATATTGTCATTAGATAAAGCAATTTCAATATGTGCATTACAATTAGCAGGAGTATCTCCATCAAAGTTAGAAGCACCATCATCAAAATCTCCAGTTCTTGAATCAAACAAGTCATCTAAGTTATCTGAAGTTTGTGTAATAGAAGCAGTTACTCTTGAAGTGTAAACAGCACCAATATCTATTGGGTTTGCAAATATATAAGTTCCTTCTGAATATAAATCATAAGTTCCAACACCTGAATCAAATAAAGAAGTTGCAGAATCAAAGTTTCCAGTTGCAGAATCAAATAATTCTGATGAATCTAATCTTAATGTTCCATCAACAACAACTGTTTGGTTTTTAGTTCCTGAAAATGTAGGTGATTCAGTTTGTGTAGCAATAGCATTAAAGTTTCCAACTGTTGAAATGTTTGTAGCTATAACAGCTTCATTAGATGAGAAGTTTCCATTTTTATCTACTGCTTTAATTAAGTATGAACCTACTCTTGCTGGAACTGTAACTGAAGTAGCTGGTCTTGCAACTTTTTCAACAAGAGAAACTGAGTTAGCCCAAGAAGCACCACTTGTTAATGTAGAAAATCTAATTGCATAATAAGCTAAATCTAAATCAGGTATTTGTGTCCATGACAAATGAGCATCACTTCCAATAATATTACAAGAAAAATCTTCAACATCTGCTGGTGGTGCTATTCCACCCACAATAGTTCTTGTTGCAGAAGTGTAGCTAGATTGTACTCCTAATGTGTTAAATGCTTTTACTCTTACGTTATAAGTTAATCCATCTACCACGTTTAATATTCTATGATTTAATCCTTTGACTTGACCAGATACTTGGTAAGTAGATTCTGTGCTTAGTTTGTATTCTACTTGGTAATAATCCACGAAGTTATCAGGTGATGCACCGATTGTTACGTCAAGAGCAGTTATAACAACTCCATCTGAGTATTCTATTAACTGGTCATCTAAAGTAACTGAAGCTGGTGCAGAAACAGAAAAAGGATTTGGTAATACAGTATCAGCAATAGTAGGTGCTTCGCCTTTTTCTTCCCAAGTATAGAAGTTATCTTGGTGTTCCTCTAATCCTAAAGTTACTGTTGAATCTGAATTGATAGCTAAAGACATTACTCTAAATGGTTTAGCACTAAATCCTGCTGTATCGTAAGTAGCTGTAACTATATCTCCAATAGATAAATTAAGTGCTTCTGAAGTTACTGTTACTTCTGCTTTTAAATTGTTTCTTGATCTCTTTAATATGTTCTCGCAAATTTCTTCTGCTTGATATGGAGAAG